ACCAATCCAAATTAATGTTTTCCAGCCGCCTTCAGCTTTATCGAGCTTCTGGTTAATAGCGTCTATCGTAGTCTTCATAGCATTAAGCTCTTGAAGAACTTGATCCATATCAGACTGGATATGTTTAATTTCGTTAGCGTGGGTAGCTAACTCACGGGCTGTTTGCACGGGATCTTCCATTTCAACATTTCCATCTTTTGAGGCTTGCGGCTTTGCGTGTTGGTCTGCCTTTCTCGTCCTTCATTGGGCCGGGCATACCACTCATTCTTGCGCAAAATGACTTCTTGCGCGGGCCACCTTCTGGCTGTGGAGCCTTTAGATTAGACCCAGTTGCAGCGTTGTACTTGGCACGACCTTTGGCGGTCAAACCAGCTCCCTTAGAGACGGGAAGCTTTTCGCCGCGACCGACTGCTAGGGAGGGGTTTTTCTTAGCCATAGAACACCGTAGCAGAAGCACTAGACAATGTAACGTGAATATCCGTGCGGCAAAGAATACCTTCGCCGGGGATCACAACATTGACTGTGCCGGCTGCCGCAGGAGCTGTGTAAGAAAATACCGTGGTTCCACTTGCACCTCCGTCTTTAAGAACGACTGTGCCACCTGTAGCGAATGAAAGCACAAGACCTTTGATACGGGCTGGAGCTGCGTATGCAGTACCCGTGGTTGTGCGTTCGGCTGCTTTTACGTCATATTGCATAGCCATAATTAGCTCCTACTGTTCTTGCGTTTCTTCTGGCGCTTCTAAGCGGTTGATAAGCATTTGATAGGCCGCAATAGTTGCTTTTGATTGAAGGAGGAAAACCTCAGCCTTCCCCGCCTCTTTCTGCAACTCAGCAATCTCTGCTTCCAGAAATTCCTTGGTAATCTGCATTATGAATTAACTGTAGTCAACATAATGTAGTAAGCAGTGCCAGCGCTGTCCACAATCTTCAATGAGTTTGTAGCAGCACCCTGCGTATTTGCCGTTACCATCGCAGAAGGAACATTAAACAAGTTAGCAACCGTACCCGATCCACTGTTCGTAAAACGAATAAACGAAGCGTTAGTCCAAGTACCGCCAGACGCAAAATCAGAGTCAGCTTGAATAGCTGCGATTGTGCCGCCGGGGTTAGTAGAACTGCCACCCAATGTAGCGCGAAGCGCGTTACCAGCACCAGAAATAGTGCCCGAGCCATTAATTGACAAGCTAACGTGAGCACCGTTAATTGTGCCGCCTGTTGCGCCGCCTACGCCTGTCACTCTGGTCAAGGCGCGGATTGTTTCACCGGAACCTGTTGAAGTGAATGTTAAGCGGGAGTAATTTAAACGCGTATCGCCGGTTGTAGCCGAAGAAGTTGCGTAAGCGGAGTCAATGTTTTGAGCGGTAGTTACAACAATAGGGTCAGTGTCTGTGCCAGAAACAAAACCGTTAAGCGATTTGACTGGGCCGCTGAATGTGGTCAATGCCATGATAATTCCTTGTATATGCAGTACTTCGCCTTATAGTCTCTGCATCGTCCGCTGGGGCGGTCTATAAGGCTGGAGGTTCCCAGATATGCTATTTATACGCTTTATTTAGTTATGGTGCAAGGAGTTTGTTTGCAATTAAGTCTTTATCGGTTTGCGTCTGTGTTGCGCCGATGCCACCATAGCTAAACGTATAGCCCGCCAATCGCCCCTTGGATAACGGCTTGCCAGATTTAAGGGCGCGATTCAACGTAGGCATTTTTAAACCGTAATAGCTTAGTACGGCAGTCAAGCTAGGAAACAAGATTCCATCAGGCATGACAAAGACGGTTTTGCTCATCTTGGCTTTTGATTCCGCCGTATGCTTGCGACCCTCCCAATGGCTGTAATGGCCGGCTTCTGCGGCGGCACGTATCTTTGCCTTACCTTCTTCAGAAATCGTTCTGGGAGCCTTTTTGATGCCTCTCTGGGAATCGCCTATCTTTTTACGTGTCTCTTCGTCTCGAGTTTTGCCGAGCCAAGGTTTGACGGGATTGGCTAGTTTGCTGGCGCTGATTTTAGCTTTGGCTTCGGCTGTGTGAGCAACGCCTACGCGAGGGTGATTAAAGTAATCCTCTGCGTAAAATTCTTTCAGAGAAGTAGAAATCTTTTGCTTTTGCGGATCGCCCATTGCTCTGCCGTAATTAGGGGTTGCTTCAGCGGGGGCATCCCTCCAAGGGGCGTCTGATCTATATCCAGAGTTGTAGCAATATGGCTTTCCTACGTGTTCTTTTAAATAACGATCTTCTATTTCCTGTAGGTTTAATAAATCTGGCACTTCTTCAATAACCACAAAATCAAATTTTGCCTCACCGTACTTGTTCCAAGCGGCCTGCAAATGTTTACAGTGGTGTCGATTGCCACGCAATAATTTGCGATGTTGACGGAAACGCACTTTTTTATGGATGGTGCTACCTACGTAAAATTTATCGTTAACAAGGTTAACAATCTTGTAAATAACTTGGCTCATTACTATCTCCGGTACAAAGCTAATGAGACTCTAATGTACCATCGGTACTCGCGCGGGTCAACAACAATAAAAAACCCCTCCGAAGAGGGGTTCCAATCTAGCGTAAACGCTTGATTTATAAGGCTTAGGCTCCGGGTGAACCGAAGATACCCAGCGGATCGCTCACTCCAAACGAGTACCGCTCTCGTGCTTTATAACGACTGTTCCCTGTATCAAAATCGGAATCCATTCCTGTTTGCATTGGAGTGCGGACGAAATGTTTCAGACCGTTAGGCACGTCAGTCAACAGGAACCAAGCATTGGTGTCGGTCAGGTAGTTATTGATTGTGTAACCACCGGGGATCGAACCGTTGTTCTCGATTGCGTTGATGTCGTTATCAGCCGTACCAACACGCAGTTTTGTTTCGAGCAAACGAGTTGCCACGAACTGAAGTGCTGGAGGAATGACCAACTTGGTTGGCTTAGCGGCGATCAGCAGACCACGTTCGTCTGTCCACGCTGCGATCTGAATAACGGCGGCTTCCAAGGAAGTCTCGTTCAGGTCCGCTGCAACAGAAGGACGGTTGCTGTTTACACCGCCAGAAACCAGCGGATGTGCAGTCGAGCAAAGGACTTGACCGTCACCGTAGGTATAACCAGCAGCAAATGCGTTGTTAAGGATATTAGCTGCCTTAACCTGCTTGGTGTATGCCATACCGCGAGCCAATGCTTTGGTGTAACGTGACGACAGGCTGTCGTACAGGTTATCTTCAATCGCTTCTTCAGTGATCGAAAAGCCCATTGCGATGGTTTCGTGGTTGTAACGTGCCGTCCAAGCTTCCTGCGCGTTGTCATAAGCCATCGCAGCGCCTTCATTCTTGACAGGAGCAGCGTTAAAGCCCGACAGCTTGGTTTCTTCTTCGAACGAACGCTCTGAAGATTCTGTTTCAAAAATCTCTTTGTGTTGTTCGCCGTACTTTTTGTACTCAAGACCAAACAAGGCGTTCAAGCCCGGAAGGAGTTCTTTAAGTAGTTGTGCGCGTGAAATAGCCATGATTTAGCTCCTTATACGCCGGTTGCGTTGTTGTACTGGTGCATGCCAAAGTTGATCTTGACGATCACTTCTGGGAACACATCAGCAGCAGTTGCTGTATCTCGAACCACATCAATAATACGAATAGGCAGAGTGTTGGTTGTGGCAGTCGAGTCCAAAAGAGCTACTTTCGAGTCACCAGTGATGGTCGAACCAGCGTTTTGAACCAGAGTAGCGTTGTTACCGATGGCGCTGATACCAACACCAGTGATAACGGTTGTGCCAGAAACAACGGCAACTTGAAACAGCGTATCAGGATCATCTGCAACGACTGCAAAAATCTTCGTGCCAGACTTGATAGCGGTGCTAGCAGGATAATATTGCTGTTGTTGGATCTGACCTGTTGATGCGTTGGTGAAACTTACACCAAGAAACACGCCGACAGGAGTAGCCGTAGTCGTACCGGCGTCCTTTTCGATTGTGCCATCAGAAACACGCTTGACGAGATCACCGTAGAAAATGTCAGTAGCATAGCCACTAGCAATTTCCATTAGGCGGGTTGCTCCGGAGAACACCTGCCCACCGATCAAGTTGATCGGCTTTAGCCCGTAAGGGGCGCTTACAGTTGGATAAGCCATTTAAGACTCCTAAGTTTGATTACCGGATCCGAAAGTAACCCTTGATTTACGCTCACTAAAGAGCGGCATCGTGGGATTATTTTCTTTCATAAAGTTATTATCTACAGCCCGCATCTGATTTTCACTCTTTTGTTGAATGGAATCGTCACGAGCCTTGACACGTTCTGCCGGTTGTTTGCATAACATCAGCCCACCAATCACGATGTTGTCCTTAAACTGACCGTTTTCGACAATCAGAATCTGGATTTCGGGATGGTCTGCTGCCTTGCAAGGTTCCCAGCCAGAACGAATTTGTGTGGAAAAGTTCGTAGCATCAGCTTCGCCGCGTGTCGCGATACGCACCCAATGAAATCTCCATCCTGCCTGCGGTTTAGGGCTTGGCAAGGTTTCGGGATCCAGCCATGCTTGAGGGCGGGATTCGGTTTCACGAGTTTGTAGATCTTGAGGTAAACGATTTTGAGCCATGATTATTTCCTTTGTCCTAAAGCAACCTGTTTGGCGTATTCTTCAAGCGGAACTCCAAGCCGTTTAGCCAGAGCTACCGAAGATGGGGTCAGCACAATCTTTTTTGGCGCGGTGCTGCGCGTTGCGGGAGCGACTACGTTAGATTTCTGTCTTGGTTTTTCAACCTCAACTTCCTCGGCGTCGTCAAACTCGTCGGGAAAAACTTGTCGCATGCGAGAATTGATCTTCTCGTAGTATTCATCTGAGCGAGGGTCTAAGCCCTGTTTTACTAATTTCTGGTGCAACCCCAGAGCAAAGCTCGTCATCTCGTCATCCGAGCCAAACCATGAATTTTGTTTCTGCCAATTCACAGCTTTCTCGTCAACTTGCGGACTTGGGGC